GTATATCGAAAAATTTAAAATAGTTTATGAAAGATTTATGAATTTATACTTGATTAGAAAATGTTAATAGTATAAAATATAAATGTGGAATAAATGACACGTTGGGGAACGTGTTATTTACAATAATTATCAATTTCACGTATATATGTAAGGGATATATAGAATTTCATTTAAAGAACCCAGTAGACATCGATGTTTACTGGGTTCTTCGTTTTATAAATCGGCTAAAATTCTTTGAAATTTAATCGGTTGCTCAACCGTTGCTCAACCTTCATGCCTTTTGATAACATCCTTCACAGATAATATCGCCTCGCCATGTGGTATTTGGTTAACAACGGATATCAATTCATCGACGTCTCTATGAATATACACCTGATTCGTAACATCTTTATGCGAATGCCCCATTAGCGTTTTTGTCATAGCATCGGACGTGCCTATCTGTGTAAGAAGAGTGGCGAATGTATGTCTCCCATCATGGGGCAAATGCCCTGGTACTTTCATTTTTAAATACCGGCTGAGCGCCATTTGTATGTTTTTAGGCGTGGATGCCGGAAGCATATACTCTCCGTGCTCGAATCGACTAGCGCTGTACCATTTTCTTATAAATGGCATAATACAATTGGCTATCGGTATGATGCGGTTTTTACTCGCATCCGTTTTAATACCGCCAATCATATAGCGTTCCTTTATATGCACATCAGCAAATTTTATTGACTTAATTTCGCCAGGTCGCATGCCTGTGTATATTAAGCATAACATGATTCTTGCATATTCATCTGTATTCGATAATTGCCATAAATCATAAATCTCTGCCGGTAAAAATGGCTTATGTAAAGTTGACTTTTCTTTTGCGGGCAACGTGACTAGGCTAGCGTAGTTTTTGTCAACAATGTCATTTCGTATGGCTGCCAGAAAACATCCGTTCATGGCTGTTTTAATCTGTGCTAACGCAGGCCCGCTCATGTGGCTATGATCATCAATAATTGCTTGTAGATGGGCTAATCTAATATTTTTAATGGGGATATTCATAAGATGTAGCATTTTCTTTTTATTGTGAGGGTAACCGCCTTTGTCTAGTTGTACCCCTTTGCGCATCTTATCTTCGATCATCCATTCCCAACATTGGCCAAAGGTTGTATCCTTGGTCTCGTATTGCGGGGCGTTAGCGTCATAAGCAGATAGTGCATTATATGCTTCTTTTTGCGTCGCAAAGGTGCCTATTGATTTACGTAAGGGTTTACCCTCAGAGTTATACCCAAGGGTCACCACGGCTCGATATGGCTTACGCAAAGCCTTATGTTTCATCTTATATACGGTGCCAGTACCGTTGGCACGTTTCATGGCCATAATATATCCTCCTTGGTATAGTGATTAGCCTTAGAGGTATGCTATAATGATTGTGGAGTAAAAATAGAGTACCTCTAAGGTATGAAATTTTTAATAGCCCTCACTGCGGTGAGGGCTTATTTTTTTTATTTAATTAGACTTAAATACTAAGTTATTTTCTTTATCGATGATATCCGCTATCTTTTCTGCAGTAATAGGGATTTCAATTTTATCGCCATTGCCGTTGATGAACTTAATTGTATACGGTGTGTTAAGCACTACATTTTTAGGGAAAGCGTAATAAACGATAGCATAGCTATGTGGCATTGCGTCATATATAACTGAGTTCATCTGTTCAGGCATAATATACTTACCGTCTTTTTCAATAAGTAATCGCTGTGATGGCACTTGTTGAGCTACAGTACCGGCTAATGGGTTCTTAAGATGCATTGCATAAGTGGCAATATATACATAGTCATTGCTATTTACTACTGCGCTCTTAAATGCTTCTCCAGGAAATATTAGGCGCTCGTCTTTAGAGTAAGCAATGTACTTTGCGATTGTGCCAGGTGTAACTAATACGGCCGCACCGCCTGCGCCACTCCGAAGTTCAACACCGTAATTGACAGGATTTTCTAATTTGCGGTCCGTCTTGTATGACTGGCCAGCACTCCATATTTGATTGTATGTATCCGAAGTTACATCGATAAACTGTGCGGCAAAAGAAGTACTTACAGATAGGCTGAACATAACCATTAAAGGCAATAATTTACGCAATTTCATTTTTATATCTCCCTGTGTTAAATAATATGATGATAAAAGTCGATTCCGTTAAGGTCGCCATCTTCAAGTTGAGATAGTCTAACCATACGCTCGACTAAATTAACATGATGATCAACATAAAAGTCATCACGAATAATATGACTTAGCTCATGTTTTATTTCCTCCCTCATACGATCATGAGAGAGGTTTTTGTTTATGTAGATATTATGAGTATCTACATCATCTGACTCTTCAGAAACCGCTTTAGCATTCGGTAAGTCACAATAAATTAAATTAATAATCAATAATATCACTCTCCCTTGTAGATATTACTTATGCTTGGATTTTAAGAATTCAATGTATTTGACTGTTTCTTCCATTTCCTCCTTACTTATATCTTTAGCGGCAGAGAAGAGCATACGAGCTCCCGGTCGTGTGCGTAGGTACTCGGCGAACTCAGCGGCTTCTCGGTCTGTGTAGTAGCCTTCGGTGTATGACTTCCCTATATTAGCCAAATCGTCTGCCGTAATACCAAGCCCGTTACAAATTTTAATAATTTTATCGATTGCAGCACCACCTACGTTTTTCAATATGGAGTGTAATGTGGTGTAAGGCATGTCAATTTTTTGAGCAAAGTCCTTTACTGTGCCTGAATCTTCAAGTATAAGTTGCTTTAAATATTCTTCTCTAGTCATAGTGTATTACTCCTATTTATAACTTACATATATAATAGCATACAAAAATACGAAATTTCAATATATAAATACGAAATAACATATTTAAATTGCTATTAAACGTATTTAAACGAAAGTTTATTAGACAAATACGAAATCTCGTATTATACTACAGACATGAGGTGATACGAAATATCGAATTACTAATATAAAATTTAATATTACATAAGAAAAGAGGTGAGAATATGTACCCTAACTTAAATGCAGAGTTGGCAAGAAAAGGCTGGTCTAAAAAGATGCTCGCTGAAAAATTAGGCGTGAGATACGCAACAATTTTAGATAAGTTAAATGGGAAGTACCCATTGACATTAAACGAATGTAAAGACGTGCAGGAAGCTTTACAAACAGATATGCCGATTGATGAACTTTTTTTTACCTCCTGAATACGAAATTTAGTATTGATATAAAAAATAGGAGGGCAGTAAATGACAGATTTGGAACTTTTGTATAACGCTTACCGTGATAGCGGGTTGCAGACCAACGGAGAAATAGAAAATTTACTAGGATGGCCGAACGGTAAGGTTAGAGTTATGAAAGCCCGGCTAAAGGCTAGGGGCTTTATCGACTATGAATTTGGTAAGCCTGTTACAATTTTAAAGCCGTATCGAGAAGATGTGGAAAAACCAGAAAGCTTCAAAGCAGCAATATACCGAGAGATGCTAGAAGTCTATATGGATGATTTCCGTAATCAAGATACTTTTAAAGATCGTTTACAGGTGGGGCAAGAAATCAGAATGATTTTAAAAGCTATATGAAAGGAGGGGCGGTGCACATGATTAAAAAAGTGATTTCGGTCGCCCAAATGTCGGCTGTACTTGGTGTTAGCCTAACGGCAACTCGAGAGGGCATCGCAAGAGACCGATTCCCGTTCGCATATGCCTGGCAGTCACCTGGTAAGAAATCCCGAAGCTTTGTCATCGATAAAGAGGGGTTTAGAACATTCCTAGTCCATTCGCTAGGCTGGGATGCGAAATTAGTTGATGCGGAGTTTAAATCCGCTGGAATTCATTAGGAGGAATTAATCATGACATGGATTGACGCAGGAATGCATTTGAGCTTAGCTGCAGCAGCAGTAGCATCTATTTTATCAATGATGATGTTATAAAGGAGATCAAATTATGGGCTATATGTTAATTGGCACGTTTTTGGTTGCAGGTTCCATGGGAGCCTTAGAACTCGACCAAATTGGATGGGAACAGTTCATATTGCAATCGTTAATCGGACTAGTTATATCTCTATACGGATTTAAAAAAGATATGGCAGAAGTTCACGCAGAAGAGCAGGAAGATGTTATATATTACATCCCGGAAGTAAGAAAACGCGGCGAATACTGCCGTAATCCATATTACAACTAAAAGGAGAAAGAAAAATGGCAAAACCATATATCAGTAAACAAAAGGTAAGGGACTTCGTATCTCGTGTCAGTTCTGACAAAACCGATGCAATTGAAGAAGAATACGAAGCTTTATTGACTAAAGAAATTAAGTCGCTAGATGCTTTTAAACGTCTGGAAGAAGCTTTATCTGAAGCCCGGAAAGCGGCTAAAGAGATTAAGCGAGCAGGGTTTGGTGATAGTGTTTTGTATAGTATGCCGGCTTCGGAATTTTTAATAGATCGTATGATTAGTCGATGTAAAAGTTGCTATCATAAGCCGCCAAAAGAATGGTCTGCTATTTGCGAACTCTTAAAGCCATTCGTGGAACGACTATCAAAAGTACGCAACGCCAGACAAAATGCTTACAGAATTATTGATGAATCACAAACAGGTAGAGCTGCTGCGGATGCGTTAAAAGAAGCAGGCTTAGATTATTACACATGGGAAGCTAGAAAGCCTGAGAGGGTGCTTGATTTAAGCGCTTTGAAAGGTGGTGATTAAATTGCGAGACTGTAACAAATGCCCAAAGAAAGATTATTGCATTCCTGATGAATGCGAGGATTTGGGCATAAAAAATGAGCCTGATGATGCGGCAACATCAACAAGCTCAAATTAGAAAAATAATATTCTACGTTGATTATATCTAAAGGAGGACGTATTTGCAACAATATGAAGAATTCATATCCGCTAAATCTAAAATGTCGGAATCTCACGGATTTGATATTGATACAGGTATGCTAAACAAACATCTATTTGACTTTCAACGAGATATCGTTAAGTGGGCTTTGGCAAAAGGTAAATCTGCTATATTCGCAGATTGTGGATTAGGTAAAACTTTAATGCAGCTATCCTGGGCGTATGAGATTTATCTACATACAGGTGGATCCGTACTCATATTAGCACCACTAGCTGTGGCCGCTCAAACACAGTTCGAGGGTGAACGTTTCGATATTCCTGTGACTATATGCGAATCTGATGATGATATTGTGCCAGGCGTTAATATTACGAATTATGAGAAATTGGGACGATTCAATACCGACAATCTAATAGGTGTCGTATTGGATGAATCAAGTATCCTAAAATCATTCACGGGTAAAGTGCGTACGGATTTAATAAATCGATTCAGTAATACACCATATCGGCTGGCGTGTACAGCAACACCTGCTCCAAATGACTATATGGAGCTTGGCAATCATGCGGAGTTCCTCGGCATCATGAGCCGTAATGAGATGTTATCCATGTATTTCACGCATGATGGTAGTGATACCGCTAAATGGCGATTGAAAGGTCATGCAGAAAATACCTTTTGGGAGTGGATGGCATCATGGGCAGTTGTGCTAGATAACCCAGCATCTCTGGGATACGACGATGACGGATATGAGTTACCTGAGTTACATGTGCATGAAATTGTCGTTGATAAAACAGGTGAAGATGTCCCTACTTTATCATTACTGGAACGCCGTAGAGCCCGCAAAGCATCTCTTGAATCAAGATGTAGAGCAGCAGCTGATTTAGTCAATGCATCTAATGAGCAATGGCTAGTGTGGTGCGACCTTAATGATGAATCAACCACTCTGAAAGAAATGATTGATCTAGCAGAGGATGTTAAAGGTAGTGATAAGGCAACTCGAAAGCAAGGCATGATGTTAGGTTTTGGTTCTGGATTCCTAAAATGCTTGGTGACAAAACCAAGTATCGCTGGATTCGGAATGAACTGGCAAAACTGCCACAATATGATATTTGTTGGGCTATCTGATAGCTACGAGCAGTATTATCAAGCGCTTCGTCGATGCTGGCGATTTGGCCAGAAGCATGAGGTGAACGCATATATCGTAATCTCCGAAAAGGAGGGCGCGGTTAAAGCAAACATCGAACGTAAGGAAGCGGATGCTATAAAAATGAGGGACGCTATGATTGCACTAACCCGTGACGCTGTTCGTACTGAATTATCTAAAACTAGACGGGAATCAACGGAATACAATCCGTGTGTGCCGATGATATTACCTAACTGGGCAGAAATGAGGGCTGTTATATGACTAAAATTTACGTTAGCCATCCATTCGGAGGATTGGCTAAAAATAAAAAGAATGCTGACTCTGTATTAAAGTGGCTGCAGGACGATATGGGCGTATTTCCAATAAAAGAACCTTTTGGCAGTGATACGCATAACATATTCCTATCACCTATTCATATATTGGGGCATCTGTACGATAAGGTCGATTATGATACTGGCATAAGCTGGTGCATTGACCTTCTAAGTGGTTGTGACGCAATCATAATGTGCAACGGCTGGGAGAACTCAACTGGGTGCAATTTAGAGCTAGCTTACGCTAAGGCTCATAACATAAGAGTCATTCACATCAATGAGTTAAAAGCAGCCAAATTAACTAAATTAGCTGTTGATGCAGGCATGAATAAATGTATAGCCGCTCTTGCTGGAGTCGCAACGCTGCAAGCGCTAAATAAGAAAGCAAAGGAGGACCTACAACGTGAACGTGCTAAATCAGTTAATTGAGTCCCGATTTGCAATCTATAATGGAGACTCAGTAGAAGTGCTGAAAGGGCTACCTGATGATAGCGTTCATTACTCTATATTTAGCCCTCCATTTAGTAGCTTGTATGTTTACTCTAATTCTGATAGGGATATGGGCAACTCATCTACTGATAGCGAGTTTTGGCAGCACTTCAAGTATTTAATCGCAGAACTATACCGTGTAATAATGCCAGGGCGATTAGTATCGGTCCATTGTATGGATTTACCACTCACGAAATCCAGGGACGGTGTTATCGGAATGAAAGACTTTCCTGGTGACATTATTCGAGCCTTTCAGGATGCTGGATTCGTGATGCACTCCCGAGTCACGATTTGGAAAGACCCTCTCATTGAGGCTACTCGGACAAAGGCACTAGGGCTTTTACATAAGCAAATTGTAAAAGATTCTGCCATGTGCCGTATGGGAGCGCCTGATTACATCGTGACATTGCGTAAACCTGGCGACAATCCGGAGCCCATCGCGCATCCAGAAGGGTTTACCCAGTTTTTCGGTCAAGAGGAACCTGAGGGAATCAAAGGAATTGAAAGGCCTGCGCCCGATCCAGATTTGTTTGATAAAAAGCAAAAATACAATACGGAGCCTATATATAGCCATCAAGTATGGCGACGATACGCTAATCCTGTATGGGCCGATATCCGCCAAACGCATACGCTGAATTATAAAGCGGCTCGTGACAATAAGGATGAACGTCATATATGCCCGCTACAGCTAGATACGGTGGCTCGATGCATAGAATTGTGGAGTAATCCAAATGATATCGTACTTGATCCATTTGCTGGTATTGGTACGGTCCCAGTTATGGCACTTCGTATGGGCCGTAGGGCTTTAGGGTTCGAGCTAAAAGAATCGTATTATAACCAATCAATTATTAATATTCAGGAGGAGTTAAATAATGATTAAAGTTGAAGTTCAAGGAGTTAATGTACTAGATGTATATAATCAGCTAAAAGCTGTGTTAAATCAATTCAAAAGTTTTGTAGATAGCGATAGAGCAATGGATGATAAAGCCCCTGGTATAGTCGACACAGTAGTATCTGCAGTAGAGGCACCTTCTATGGATGTATCTAATCTTGCACCACAAGATACAAATCAAGGTGTACCTACTACAACAGTAGCTGTGCAACCAAACTCCATATCCATGACGGCACCTAATGCAGCTGTACAAGTTACTCCTACTCAAGTAGCTGTTACGGCACCAACTGTCAACGTGGCAACTGATACCCCGGTACAAACAGTTACCGCACCTGCGCAAACACCTGTTACTGCTCCGGTATCTCAAGAAGTTAAGAAGTATACGTTGCCTGAAATTCAAGCGGCGCTTGCACCATTACTTGATGCAGGGAAAGCTATAGAATTGCAACAATTAATGACACAATTCGGTGTTCAATACTTGGGTCAAGTACCTGAGGAGAGATACCCTGAATTAGTAAATGCAATTAGAGGATTGGGGGCAAGAATCTAATGGCATCTCGATCACATGCATTATTAAACGCATCGGGGGCACACCGGTGGCTGCATTGTACAGCCGCCCCTCTCCTAGAGGAGAACTTTCCCGATAGCACATCTGTGTATGCAAAGGAAGGAACCCTGGCGCATGAACTGTGTGAGTTAAAACTACAGAAGTATACCACGGCCATGGCTAAATCCACATACACTCGCAAATTCAACAAAATCAAAAAGGATGAATTGTGGCAACCAGAAATGGATGATACCTCGGAAACATACCTTGAATATGTCAAGGGTGTTATGTTAGGTTGCGCAGCAACTCCAGTAGTAGCCATTGAAAAACGCGTTGATTATAGCCGATATGTGCCCGATGGATTCGGTACGGCTGACTGTATCATCCTATCTGGGGATACATTGCACGTCGTTGATTATAAGCACGGAAAAGGGGTAGTCGTTGATGCGGAAAACAATCCGCAAATGATGTTATATGCCCTCGGTGCGATTGATGTATATAGCTTACTCTATATGTTCAATACGGTCAAAATGACTATCGTGCAGCCCCGTGTTAATAATATCAGCGAATGGGAAATCCCTACGGCAGAACTACTGGATTGGGGTAATACTTTTGTCAAACCTCGTGCAGACGAGGCTATGTCTGGTAACGGTAAATTTGAACCCGGTGACTGGTGCAGATTCTGTAGGGCAAAACAACAGTGTAAAGCCCGATATGATGCAAACGACTCATTGCACAGTGCGCTAGTTTCTAATCATGATCCTCGACTTATCTCGATGACAGAACTCGGTGAATACCTTCGTCGGGGTAAAGACGTCGCTGCTTGGCTCGAAGATATGAAAGACTACGCACTCACCGAATCTCTTAATGGGGTGACAGTCCCAGGCTGGAAAGCTGTAGAGGGTCGTGGTAGTCGGGCATTTCAAGACACCGATGCTGCTATTGACACTTTAATCAAAGCTGGCATCGATGAAAGCATTCTGTATGAACGTAAGACATTAACATTGGCACAGATGGAAAAGACCATCGGTAAAACCCAATTTAATGATATGGTAGGCGACATGATAGTTAAGAAAGCAGGCAAGCCTACCCTAGTTGAGGAATCCGATAAGCGCCCTCGGATTACCAATCAACCTACTGCGGCGCAAATATTTAATGTATCTAATGATAATAATGGAGGTAATTAATTATGTCATTCGTTCCACAACCAACTGAAGTATTATTGCAAAATGTTCGTGTATCCTATTGTCACCTATTAGAACCTTGGGCTAATTCCACACAGCCTGGTGCTAAACCTAGATATTCAGCCACTATTCTATTACCTAAAACTGATGTAGCTCAACACCAAGCTCTCATGAATGCTATCGAAGCTGCTATCCAATCAGCTCGTACTAAATTCGGCGCACGTGTTCCGGCACAGCCAAAAGTACCAATTCATGACGGCGATGGATACACACAATCTGGTAAGGAGTTCGGCCCTGAATGTAAAGGTCATTGGGTATTTACAGCAGCACAAGACGCTAACTATAAAGTTGAAGTAGTAGATCTTCAAGGTAACCCTCTTACAAATCCTACACAAGTATACTCCGGCATGTATGTCAATGTACTCGTTCGATTCTTCTTCTACTCCAATCAATCCACTGGTATCGGATGTGGTTTGGGCCCTGTTCAAAAAGTACGCGACGGTGAAGCGTTGGGGAGCATGCCTGTTGCAGCATCCTCTGTATTTGGTGCACCTCAAGGTAGCGCAGCTAATGTGTATACCGGTGCTCCAGTAGCAGCAGGTCAACCTGTGCTGCAACAACAAGCAACTCAACAGGGTTATGTACAACCGGCATATGCTACGACACCTCAGCAATCTGTACAACAGGCTCCTGTAGGGATTAACCCTGTAACTGGTCAACCTTACTAATAGGTACCTGATATGAGGCATCTAAGTATTGATATAGAAACATATTCATCGACTGATATCTCATTCGGAGTGTACAAATATACTGAATCGCCTGATTTCGCCATATTACTATTTGCGTATTCCTACGACTTTGGTCCTGTTGAAGTTGTAGATCTAGCGCAGGGCGGAGTAATTCCTGACAGTGTAATTCGTGATTTATTAAGCCCAGATGTAATCAAGCACGCTTACAATGCACAATTTGAAATTACGTGTCTAAATCGTGCAGGTTTACTTACATCTGTTGATCAGTGGCAGTGCACGATGATTCACGGTGCCTACTTAGGATACCCTATGGGCCTAGCCTTACTAGGCAAGGCCCTGGGGTTACCTCAGGATAAGAAAAAGGACACATCGGGGAAAGCACTTATCAAGTACTTTTGTACACCATGTAAGCCTACCAAACGAAATGGGGGCCGTGCACGTAATCTACCTAGACACGATATGGATAAATGGAATGCTTTTATCGAGTACAACCGCCAGGACGTTGTGACTGAGATGGAATGTTATCACAGATTAGCCTCTTTCCCTGTACCTGATGATACGTGGAAAGATTGGCATCTTGATATCCAAATCAATAGTAGAGGGGTGCGCATAGACCATGAATTGGTTGAGGGTGCATTATACATTGATGAGGAAAATCGAGAAATGTTGATGAATGAGGCTTATCGAATTACAGGACTTAGCAACCCTAACAGCCGGAATCAATTACTTGATTGGCTAAACAATAATACTAATGTCAGTCTTGATAAATTAACTAAGGACACTGTGGCTGATGCTCTGATGGATGCTGATGACGTTGCCGCAAAAGTACTCATGATTCGTAAAAAGCTAGCTAAGTCATCTGTATCTAAATACACCATGACTGATAGTGCCATGGGCGCCGATTTTCGTCTCAGGGGCACATTGCAGTTCTATGGCGCCAACCGTACCGGACGCTGGGCGGGTCGTCTTATCCAGGTGCAGAACCTGCCGAGAAATTACATCGAGAACCTTGACACGGCTCGGCATCTCGTTAAAACCAAAAATCGTCAAGGGTTAGAACTTCTGTATGGCGATGTATCGGATACGCTATCTCAATTAATTCGTACCTCAATTATTGCTGAAGAAGGCAATACATTATGTGTGGCCGATTTCTCGGCCATTGAGGCTCGTGTTATTGCATGGTTATCGGGAGAACATTGGCGGCAACGTGTATTCGCTGAGGGCGGAGACATATACTGTGCTTCCGCATCATCCATGTTTGGTGTTCCCGTTGTTAAACATGGCGAAAATGGACATCTTAGACAAAAAGGCAAAGTCGCTGAATTGGCACTCGGCTATCAAGGCGGAGTGAATGCGTTAAAAGCCATGGGAGCTCTTGATATGGGACTCCATGAGGAGGAATTACCTGAAATCGTAAATTTATGGCGCAACGCATCGCCTAGAATAAGAGATTTATGGTATGCGGTTGAGAATGCAGCCGTATACACCGTTACTACCGGGAATCCTATAGGCCTTGACCACGGCATTATGTTCCGTTTGGAAATTGATCCAATATACGGTTACCGTTATATGACGATTGAACTACCTAGCGGACGTAAGCTATTTTATCCTAGCCCAAGCATTAAGCAAAATGCATTCGGTAAGGATGCTGTACATTTTAAGACTAAAGTAAACGCTGCATGGGTTACTGAAAGCACCTATGGAGGCAAATTAGTCGAAAACATCACACAAGCAGTCGCTCGTGATTGCTTAGCTTTGACTCTGCGCCGATTGGCGGATGTAGGATATCAAATTATTATGCACATTCACGATGAAGCTGTACTTGAAATCAACAAGGAGAATGCTGAGTCTACGTTGGATGATGTTAATGCTATATTTTCAATCGACATACCTTGGGCAGATGGACTGCTACTATCATCAGCAGGGTTTACTAACGACTATTATATGAAAGATTAGGAGGGGATACACTTGCAAAACGATAAACTGATTACCATCAGTATCGGTGCGAGTCGCACATCAAAGCAATGGACCCGTACGGAGATGTTGTGGTCCGAGTTTTGTGAACGTCTCAAAATCCCCGTTCGTACAACAGAAACCGTGGACGAATACCACAGATTACCAAAATCTGAGAAAAGCAAGTTAAAGGACATAGGTGGCTTTGTTGGTGGTACTTTAAACGGTCTGCAGCGTAAAGCTATTAACGTGTCTGGGCGTGATCTAATTACCCTTGATATGGATGCCATATCGCCTGGGGAAACCGAGAACGTCGCCCGCACGATTGACAGCCTAGGCATGGCTTATGTCATCTACTCAACCCGTTCTCATACGGTGCATCGTCCACGGTTACGTGTTATCGTCCCTACTGATAGAACGATGACACCTGATGAGTATGAGCCTATTGCTCGTAAGCTGGCAGAGCTCATCGGCATTGGTATGATGGATGGAACTACGTTCGAAGCTTCTCGGCTTATGTACTGGCCATCATGCCCGAATGATGCGCAATATGTATATTATGTAGGCGATAAGGCATTCTTATCTACTGACGGTATGCTCAGCCAATATATTGATTGGCGAGATGTGCGTTCTTGGCCACAAGTACCAGGTAAGGAAGCATCGCAGCATGAAAAGCAGCTACTTGCAAAGCAAGCTGATCCGAGAGAAAAACCAGGTATTGTAGGTGCCTTTTGTCGAATATATGGTATCCGTGAGGCGATTGATAAATTCATACCTCATGCATATGTCGATGTTGACGGCAGCGAGGACCGCTTAACGTTCGTTACTGGCTCAACGGTAGCCGGGGCGGTTATCTATGATGACGATACATTCCTGTTCAGTCACCATAATACTGACCCGTGCAGTGGTCAACTGGTTAATGCATTTGACCTTATCCGGCTGCATAAGTTCCACAGCTTAGACGAGACTGCTAAGGATGGGACACCTGGGCATAAGCTGCCATCTTACATGGCCATGTCTAAACTAGCTATGCAAGATACAGTAGTCGTTAACGAACTCAACATGGCCCGTGCCCGAGAATCGGCATCAAATGTATTTGCTGATATTATCACGGATGTATCGGCTCACGCTGAGACATCCGACCTCGACCCTAATGCGTTAACGAACGTCGACTGGATGAAAAGTTCGACTTTAAAGTACGACGAGAATGGTCGACCTAAGAACACACTAGATAACATGCTTAAAATCATGCACCATGATCCGGCGCTTGTCGGTAGACTTGCCTATGATAGATTTGGTTCGAGATACGTGGCAAAAGGGGCCCTACCATGGAACCCAACACCAGGACTTCGCATATGGACAGACGCAGATGATGCGGGCTTACGGTGGTACCTAGAAAATAAATATGATATCACCGGCAAAGATAAAATCATGGATGCCCTCATTATGTGCGCTGAGCAAAATGGATTTAATGAAGTATTAGATTACCTTAACGGGTTATCCTGGGACGGCATTGCCCGATTAGATACCATATTCATCGACTACTTAGGGGCTGAGGATAATGTATATACCCGTGCAGCCGCTAGAAAGTCATTTACGGCGGCAGTAGCGCGAGCGTTTGAGCCTGGATGCAAGTATGACACGATGCCAATTCTTATCGGCGGTCAAGGTATCGGTAAGAGTACTCTTATCCGCACGATGGGCAAGAAGTGGTACGCTGATGGCTTAAATACCTTTGAGGGTAAAGAAGCTGCAGAAGGTATTCAAGGTAAATGGATCATAGAAGCCGGTGAAATGGCGGGGTATTCGAGGGCTGAAGAAAATGCATCTAAGCAATTCCTAAGCCGTCAAGTAGATGTATTTCGTCAAGCCTATGGCCGACGTACGCAAGAGTATCCACGGCAGTGTGTGTTCTTTGGTAGCACTAATCAATATGAATTCCTAAAAGATATTACAGGTAATCGCCGATTTTGGCCTATTGATCTTGAAATGACGACTCCACGAAAGAATATATTTGTTAATCTTCCGGGAGAAGTTGACCAGTTATGGGCGGAGGCCTTGTATCGGTATAAAAGCGGGGAAAGCCTCATTATCGAGGATGACCCGAACGTACTAAAACTGGCTGATGCGGCTAGAGAGGCGCACATGGAATCAAATACCAAAGCAGGACTGATTAATGAGTTTTTATTAATCAAAGTGCCTTTAAATTGGAATGTGATGAGTCGGAGCGCCAGGAGGACGTATCTTAGCATGAATGCTAAACCTGCCGAGGGTCAAGAATTAGTATATCGTGACCGTATTTGTGCGGCAGAGGTATGGTGGGAGTGTTTTGGTAACGACCCAAGTCGCATGAAGAAAATCGAGACCAGGGAAATTAATCAAATACTGGCGGACTCCCCGTACACAATGGGTGGAAGTCAGTTGATGAGATTTGGTGAATATGGACATCAAAGAGGGTTCAGAATCAACGAGTCAAAACTGAAATTATAACGTTAACATTCTCAATTAAGCGTTAACATTCTCAGTATTTTTGTTAACATTAGAATGTTAACGAATTCGGAGAATGTTAACGTACTATGTTAACGCATAAAGTCAGTATTTATCTATATTCATATAGGTTGGTTAACAATGTTAACATTATATACTGGTAAATATCAAAACAAAGAGTTTTAAGAAAAAATACGCCCTTTACAGCCTTAATTTGAACCCTCATATACGCGTATGTAAACATGTTAACGTTTAAAGATTTCAGAGGTGTGAAATGTTAGAAAAGGATATCGAGAGAAAATTAGTTGCAGGCGTCAAACGTTCGGGAGGTAAAGCGTATAAGTTTGTATCCCCTGGTAATGTCGGTGTGCCTGATCGAATCGTCATATGGCCAAATGGTGTTATCCATTTCGTAGAATTGAAGACATCCAAAGGCGTACTTTCGCGATTGCAGGGTGTCCAAGCCCGTGAACTTCAAAAGCTAAATCAAAAAGTATTTGTGTTAAAAGGTGCAGATGCGGTGGCTGGTTATTTGGAACAATTTACGGAAGAATTCGGGGTGAAAGCGTAATGCAGTTTATTCCGCATGCGTATCAGCGATATTGTATCGACAAGACCGTTAATCAAAATAAGATAGGGTTATTCCTGGATATGGGTTTAGGGAAAACGATTATCACGTTATCTGCCATATACGAATTGAAGTACTCCAGATTTGCCATCCGTAAAGTGCTAATCATAGCGCCTAAGAAAGTAGCGGAGGCTACATGGCAACGAGAAGCACGAAAATGGGACAGCGTAGGTATATTAAGGATATCTACTGTATTAGGTAGTCTGAAAAAGCGCATTAAGGCTTTAAACACACCAGCTGATATCTACATTATCAATCGTGAGAATGTAACGTGGTTAGTTGATTACTACAAGAATGCATGGCCATTTGACATGGTAGTTGTGGATGAATCTAGTTCTTTTAAAAGCCACACAGCTAAGCGATTTAAATCATTAGCTTATATGTATAACCACATCAAGCGTATGGTGTTGTTAACAGGTACGCCAGCCCCTAACGGATTAATCGATCTATGGGCACAAGTGTATTTATTAGACCGCGGTGAGTCATTAGGGAAAACGTATACAGGATTTAGGGATTACTATTTCGAGCCTGATCAGAGGTCACGCGAAATGGTGTATTCCTATAAACCTAAATCCAATTCAAATGATAGTATCATGGCAGCAATATCTGGGTTATGTATATCCATGAAAGCCAGCGACTATTTGGAGCTACCTCCAGTAATTAACGATATTAAATATGTGCAGTTAGATTCAAAAGCCAAAAAAGCCTATGAAGATATGGAACGCACATCTGTATTAGAGTTGATTGAAGCTGGCGAAGATATCACAGCTTTGAGTGCAGCAGCATTATCTACAAAGCTACAACAATTAGCGAACGGCGCCGTATATGATGGCGATAGGAACGTTCACGAGATACACGGCTGTAAGATTGAGGCTTTTATGGAACTTGTAGAACAGTTAAACGGAAAGCCTGCATTAGTGTTTTACAATTTCAAGCATGACTGTGAACGATTAAAAGCAGCATTAGCTAAGACTAAATTACGAGTCTGTGAGTTAAAGGGCGCCGATGATGAGATAGCGTGGAATGCTGGAGAGATTGATATCCTATTAGCACATCCAGCTAGTACGGCATACGGGCTTAACTTACAGGACGGCGGTAACCACGTAATATGGTTCGGGTTAAACTGGAGTCTTGAGTTATATCAACAAGCTAATAAGCGGCTACATCGCCAAGGTCAAATGGAGAAGGTAATTATCCACCATCTAATATGTGAGGGAACTCGTGACGAGGATATGATGGATGCACTAGAGCAAAAGGACCGGGCGCAGGAATATGTGCTGCAAAGCCTAAAAGCAAGAATCGATAAATACAGAAAGGATGATTGATATGGATCAATTTATAATGGCAGGATTAATCGGGGCCATCGTGGTAATAGTGAGTTATACGACTATTCAAGTTATAGATATCACTGATAAATATCTTGATAATCGAAAATACATGGCTGCATTGGGGCTGACTCCAGGTAGATTGTATGAGAGACCCAATAATCCCCCTCCGCCACCTATTAAGTTATCAGCTAATGAAACTTTAAAACGTTTGGCAACTAACGAAAATCTAAAACGTTTACAGAAGGTATCGAATCAATCAGGATTAACAATAGCGAAAGTTATAGCAGATAAATCTCCTAATCGCATAGTTAATCAATGCGATGATATAAACCACCCAAGCCATTATACACAAGGAGATATCGAGGTTATCGATTACATCGAAGACAAGAAACTAGGGTATCGATTGGGTAATGTAGTGAAGTATGTATCCCGAGCTGGTCATAAGGACGATGCCATTAAGGATTTGAAAAAAGCCCGTTGGTATCTAAATCGGGAAATTGCAAAGAGGGAAGATCATGACAAAAGTCGAGCGACTATTAATTAACAAAGGGCACTATCTAGATGACACATATCATCTTGTCATGGATATAGTTAAGGTTGTAGATAATCTCAAGGATAATGTTGCCGAGAGATTAGATGATGATTTGAGTGATGATGCGTACGCCATGTGTGAGGAGATGTTTACCGCTGTTGAGCAATGCAAAGCAGATATGGTAGAAGCCATCGAGGATATTGTCGAATGTATGGAGGTAAAGGATGCAAAAGCGTAGAAGCAGGTCAGATGTGATTGTAGGTGCCATACAGTCAGATTTAAGTCTTGCCATCATACGAGCCCGTAATAGACAACTGAGATCACCTATGCTAGATGATAGAATTCGTGAAAGCGGATACATTGACGGATTACTTCGAGCACAGATGATTATCAGTAAATATGGAGATTATCGCGTATGATGGCTAATGAAGAACTACAAGCTGTCCGCCATACTGAGCAGCGAATGCGTGCGTTAGAGATTCAGCTAAGTGCGATTAACCGAGATTTACATTCAGAAGCTATACAGATATGTGAATCGGGAGATGCTATGCCACGAATCAGTAAGCACTTACAAGAATGTAGGGAGGAGCTGAACAGAGAATGGGATGAATTGATCGATTCTCGAAACAAGGTCAAGCAAGTCATCAACCAAATAACTGACGGACAATACAGGGATGTACTGAATCTCAGATACATTAATGCATTGCCATGGGAGCAGATAGCTGTTGAACTAGGGTATTCGTGGCGACAAGTTCACAGACTTCACAAGAAAGCAATAGCTGAATTTGAAAAGATGGCATAGAATGGCACACTCTTAATTTAATATAATGTAAATGTAGTAGATAGCAGGCAGTGTCTGGCCCGCACAATATGTCTGCCTGCTGCACTGCCCCGGGGTAGACCTCAACTAAGTAAGGTCTACCCTTTTTCTTATTGAGTATCAATGATAACACCTAATTGAGAAAATAAAAATTGGGAAAAGGTACTCCGCGGGCGAAAAATGGCCGCTGGTCGCCCCCGCGCGATGGTCCTCTCTCTGTGAGAAAAATTTTCCTGTTGAATGTAGAAAGACGAATTTAGAAAGGAGTACACCTATGGCGGACACAAAACCGAGAGTGAAATTTGATGCTGCAGGCAATCTGCTCGTATCCAGCACTCAATTATGTGACCTCTTGCGGGTCACTCCGGAAATTATTTCTCGACATCATAAAGCAGGGATGCCTAAAGCCGCTGTAGGTTGGTGGAATCTCCGGGAAGTCCTCGTGTATTTAGGGCAGGCGAAAGGGGATAATGCTAAAAGTAAATCTGCATCAACTCGTAAGCTAGAAGCCGAAGCTGATTATAAAGAAGCAAAGGCCGCGCGTGAAAAGAAAATGCTAGATGTGCTTAATGGAGAATATGTCCCTCGTGCCGATGTGGCGCAGGCATGGGCTAACCGAATATTGGAATTAAAAACATCGTTTACCAAATTAGGTAAGCGTATCGGAAGTGAATTCACGGATCCTGAGGAACGTGCTCGTGTAGAAAAGGTGGTGAATGGCCTTGTCGAAGAATACCTCGAAAGCTACGCACGCGCAGGCGAGTACACGCCGAAAGTCAAAGCTACGGGAAAAGGTAAGTCCAAAGGTTGACTGGTTCCCTGAGGAATTAGAGGCATTCAAGCCACCTGAAAGATACACCGTTTCGGAATGGGCGGATAGGTACAGGGTACTGACTAATATATCTGCTGAACCTGGGCGCTGGCGTACAGCACGGACACCTTATCTCAAGGAGCCTATGGACAAATTCACAGACCCTCTCATTGAAAGCATCTCGTTATGTTTCGGATCGCAGATTGGTAAGACGGAAACTGAGCTTAATATGATTGGATATGCGTTACATCAAACCGTATCTCCAACCATGATGGTTTATCCGACGGATACTATCGCGAAATTCGCTAGTGATAAACGTGTACAGCCAATGATTAGGAGCGTAGAGCCGCTTGCGGACATGTATGACGAAAGCAGTAAGCTACTAGAGTTAGACTTCGTTAACGGGAATTACATGGTGCTCGTAGGAGCGAACTCACCAAGTAGCTTGTCAAGTCGGTCAATTAAGTACTTATTCTTCGATGAAATTGATAAGTACCCAGCTTTCTCCGGTAAGGAAGCGAATCCGATTAAGCTGGCTGAGGAACGTACCAAGACATTCGTTGATAAGAAGATTGTAAGGGTGTCAACTCCTACGATTGAAAGTGGCAATATTTGGCAATCCTATATGGACGCAAATGAACGTAAGCAGTATTACGTGCCATGTCCGCATTGCGGGGTGTCGCAGACCCTCAAATTCAAACAGATAAAATGGCCGGAAGAACACCATGGCAATGCGGATATGATACGTGATACCGCATATTATGAGTGCGAACATTGTAAGCACCGTATTGATGATAAGCATAAGATGGATATGCTCCGGCAAGGTGAATGGCGGGCGGTGAATGAATCGCAAGTTCGAGTCGTCCGGTCGGTCGCCTATCATCTATCATCTCTATATTCTCCATGGGTCACCTTCGGGGATGTAGCGTATGAGTTTGTCAAATCAAAAGATACACCAAGTGAGTTAATGAACTTCATCAATTCATGGCTAGCAGAGCCGTGGAAATCTGCTAAAACTAAAAGCACACAAAATCTCGTGTTTACACAATCAGAAGTTCCTCGCGGTATTGTGCCACAGCATGCGCCACTACTTATCGCCTCTGTCGACGTGCAGCAAGATCATTTCTGGTGGGAGGTTAGAGCCTACGCTCATGGAGTATCAAGTTACTTAGTCGATTATGGTCAAGCAAGTAGTTGGGCAGATTTAACCGAGATACTCATCGATAGAGAATATCCATCAGAGTATGGTGAGGCCCGTAAGATTGTGAGGGCCGGTATCGATAGTGGCTACCGAACAGATGAAGTATATCAGTACTGTGCGCAGTACCCAGAAGTATGCGTACCAGTTAAAGGTGATTCATCACACAGTCCTCTAGCTCCGCCATATAAGATGAGCAGCATCGAGAAGGGCGTCATCGGCGGTATGAAGCTGTACGTAGTGAATACCGATTACTGGAAGGACTTTATATTTGCACGTATGGTACGTCCGGCTAATGAGCCTGGCACAATCCATTTATTTAAGGATTGCCCAGAGGAATATTCGGAGCACCTCCGGTCGGAGGAAAAGCAAGAAATCCGAAATGTAAAGACCGGAGCAGTTACAGTGCAATGGAAACCATTAACCAGTCATCCAACAAATCACTTGTTGGATACGTGTGTATACAACGCCATGGCGGCGGACTCGATAGGTGTTAAATACCTACCTGAATACAATCCGGATACCGATGAGGAGGACGAAGATACGGATGATGAAGGCTTTAACGCAGATAGCAGAGGTTGGTTTAGTTAAGAAGGAGGTGAGACCATGAGCGCAAGAGAAGACTTGGAGCGTATTCGAACGATAATCGAGGAAATCGAGACGAATGGATACGCCGAGATGTCTGTAGGTGGTAAGCGATTTAAGACGCATGACCTGCCAACATTATACGCCCGTGAGCGTGAGTTAATGGCTCGCGTTGATGATGAGGAAGGTAATAGCACGACATCCTACGTGTCATGGGAGCGACGATGAACATACTCGATAAGGTAATAGCATATTTCAATCCAGAGCGCGCTGCCCGTAGAGCATATTTCCGTAGTTCGCTTGAACGTGGATATGATGCGGCGTCAACAGACCGATTAAGCGGCGACTGGATGCCTGTATTTGGTACAGCTGAACAGGTAGCATCAGGTCAACGAGATCTGATTAGGGGGCGTGCACGTGCAGCAGAACTTAATAGTGACCTCGCTGAAAGTGTTGTATTGGCATTACTACGGAATGTAGTAGGTACCGGAATAAAGCCACAGTGCAAAATTAAGACCCGCGCAGGAAAGCTGAATGAAAGACTCAATAAGAAGATTGAGGAGGCTTGGTCTGACTGGGTGGATAAAGAGAATGCGGATATCAGAGGGATATCTACGTTCTACGAATTGCAGGAAATGGCTCTGCGCCGAATGGTCTATGACGGGGAAATCTTAGTTAATATGACCTCCGAAGGCGCAGATATACCACTATCATTACAGCTTATCGAGGGCGAGAATATCGGAGCCGTATCGGTAAGCGAGAATGGTAACAGTATTGTTAATGGCGTTGAAGTTAATAAATACGGAAGACCAATAGCATATCACGTATTCCAAACAGATCCATTAGGAATACGGTCGTTTAACGAGGCAAGGCTGCCAAGTAATAGGGCTTTCCTATTACATAAACCGCGTAGGCCTAGCGAACTGCGCGGGGTTAGTATGTTAGCCCTCGTATTAAAGCGTATTCATGACGTAGATGAATACATGGATGCCGACCTTATAGCGGCTCGTGTAGCCGCATGTTTCGGCGCGTTCGTAACAAGCAATACCGGAAACAACCCAATGATTACCAACAAAACAGACGGTAAAGGTAAGAAAGTTCGTTCAATGGCGCCAGGGATTATCCAACATCTACGTGCAGGTGAATCAATTTCATTTGCGGAACCTAAGCGAAATGCAGGAACCGCATCAGAATACTCAGCGACACAAACAAGACGCATAGCGTCAGGTATGGGTCTAAGCGCGGACATAGTGACGCGCAATATTAGTGGTAACTTCTCCGCAGCTCGGCAGAATATGCTGGAGGACCAGCAATCATTCAAGCAGATGCAGCGTTTTATAATTGAGCATTTTTGCATGCCTGTATGGCGGGCTTTCATTGAAGCATGCTACCTAAAGGGAATTATCCCGGCCAATGACTATGCAGCAAACCCAAAACTTTATAAGAAAGTAGCGTGGTTAGCTCCAGGCTGGTCTTGGATTGACCCTGTTAAGGAAGTTAATGCTAACAAGGAAGCTATTAAGGCAGGACTCACAACGCTCGAGGACGTATGCAGTGCATCTGGTAAAGACTGGGAAGAAGTACTTGAACAGCGGAAGCTGGAACAAGACCGCATTAAGGAATTGGGTGTTGCCCTTGATATGAATGGGGACATAACGAATCTAGCGGATGATACCACCACTGATATGAAAGGAGATGATAGCTAGTGGGGAAATTTGCAAAGAAGCAGCTCTTAGGTAAATATGCCCGAGAGGCGCAAATTACAAATATCGAAGCGAACGATGATCGTACCGTCGAATTGTCCTTTTCCTCTGAAGAGCCATATGAAAGATGGTTCGGAACAGAGATATTGTGTCATGACGACGGATGCGTTAATCTAGACCGATTCAATAACGGTTTAGGCACATTGTTATTCAATCACAATCGCAGTGCCGTTGTTGGTCACATCGATAAAGTTTGGATTGAAGATAATCGTGGCAAGGCGATTGTTCGATTCGATGAAGATGATGAATCTGAAAAGATTTATCAAAAAGTGTTAAAAGGCACATTACAAGGTGTGAGTGTCGGATATGACATAAGCCGATATGAGGAATTAATCGATTCCGATTCTAAAAGTTCCAACGGTCGATTTACTGGTCCGGGTTATGTAATCACAGACTGGGAACCGTTGGAAATTAGTATTGTGTCCGTCCCTGCAGATCCAAGTGTAGGGGTAGGCAGAAGTGTAGATGATAATGAGGAGGAACCTATGAAAGGTGATGCAAATGCAAAAGGCACTGAGCAAAACGTGCCACAAGTAGTACCGGAAGTACCAGAGTCCGGAGTTAAAGGTTTTAATGCGGATGACGCTAAAAAATTGATTGCGGCAGAACGTGAACGTGTATCCACAATCACTAGCCTATGCCGTGATTTCGAAGTTGACGGTGTAGATGAATTCATCAAATCCGGCAAATCTGTTGCCGAAGTTCGTGAGGCAGTAATGGATGCGTTGCGTGAACGCAATAAACCAGTATCCGTTAAAGTTGGTGAAGCAGATTCTGATAAGTTCCGCATGGCTATGCAAGATGCTTTGATGATGTCTGCAGGCATCCCTGTTGCGAACCCTGCACCAGGCGCAAATGAACTTCGATCTATGTCCTTGATGGAATTAGCTCGTGAGTCCTTAGTTCGTGAAGGCTTAACCGCTAACTATGCTGACCGTTTGGAATTGGCACGTGAAGCGATTAACTCCACATCCACATTCCCAATTGCTTTGTCTAACGTAGCAAATAAGTCCTTGGTACAAGGCTATGAAACCGCACCGGCTACATTCGATACATGGACCGGCAAAGGTAGTAACCGTGATTTCAAACCGGCAAAACGTATTTTACTTTCTGAAACAGCTGAATTGAAACTCGTTCCTGAAGGTGGACAATTCAAGGATTCTAAGTTGGAAGAAGCTGGTAACGACGTTCGTGTATTAACATACGGTCGTACATTCAGCTTAACACGACAAGCTATCATCAATGATGATTTGGGTGTGTTCAAAGATATCGCTTCCAAATTTGGTCGTTCTGCAAAGGATACCATCAACAGCATGGTGTACGGGTTGCTAACAGGTAATACCGTATTGAGTGACGGTAAAGCACTATTCGGTACTGACAGAGGCAACTTGGCGGCTACTGGTGCTGAATTAAGTGTTGCATCCTTATCTGCGGGTGTAGCAGCAATGCGCCGTCAAAAGCATATTGGCGAAAATCGCAATTTGAACATCGCACCTACATATTTGATTATTCCACCAGAACTCGAAGCATTGGCTTACGAATTGGTTAAATCCACAGTGGATCCAGCTCGTAGTAATGATACAGTTAACCCGTTCGGTGGTCGATTCACTATTGTAGTTGATGCGGCATTAACAGATCCACACGCATGGTATTTAGCAGCTCGTCCTACAGATGTTCAAACTATCGAAGTAACGTACTTGAACGGTGTTGAAACACCTCGATTGGAAACACAAACAGGCTTTAAAGTTGACGGCATCGAGTACAAAGTAGCAATGGATTGCAACGCAACAGCGCTCGACTTCCGTGGCTTGTACAAAAACCCTGGTAAATAATTAGTAATTGATTTAGGAGGTAACTAGATATGGCACAATTCATTCAAGAATTAGATCGTATTGATTTTAAAAATACAGCATCCGATATGATTGCCGTAGGGGACATTGTCCCTGTCGGCAAAATGCACGGCGTGGCAATAACTGATATTGCGCCTGGTGCAATCGGTGCGGTTAAGGTCACAGGATGCTTTACAGTTGATGCAGTTGTGACAGATGCATTTGCAGTAGGTGATGTTGTGTATTTTGATAAAACGCAAAAGCGTGCAACTAAAACAGACACAAATCCAGTATTGGGCATTGCCATTTCTGCAAAATCTGCAAGCGCTAAGACCGTTGATGTAGCTCTTTGGCCTAATGTAGAAAAGTAATGTAAGGGCGGGCATACGCCCGCCTACTCCATAGGAGGTAATGCACTATGAAATTAGGATATAAGCCTAATGCACTGCTTTCTGTATTTGGCGAAAAGATTACTTACAAGGGCCAGTCTATCAAAGCTAGCGTGGAGATTGGCGAATATGATGGCAAAGGTTCCGGATTCGTCGATAAAGCACTAGCCGATAAGGCTCAAATTTGGGTTCGTGCTAAGGATGTTCCCGAACCCCGGTCAAAAGACGAAGTGTATATCAATGGCGAGAAATGGTACGTTGATCACATTTCCAATTTTGATGGTACGATGTATTGCTTGGAAATCGTCCATAACGTGAGGGCGGTGAGACCGTGAGTAATGAACCTATTACGATTACGGACACAGCCACACCGTATCTGAATTTCATTGCAGAAACAAAACCGGACTGGATGCGTAAGGCATTAAAGTCGACAGGTTGGATGATGCAAAAGGAAATTAAGCAGGGTATTCGGTCGGGTGCACCAGGTGGACGTAGATATCCTAACTTCATGGCGCCGGCTCGCCGGGCTGCATTTGAGTCAGCATTTGGTGCGAAACTTCGGAAAGCTTACCAAAGTGGCGGACGAGCTGAACGAGAGGCATGGGGCTCTAAATCGCGAAATGCCTTACTTGATATGGGCATTAGCGCCAGGACAATCGGATACAGTCCTCTAGGTAAGTTGTCGAATGCAGTAGGATACCAATACGACAAGGGCAAACAATCCGTCCGAGTCGGGTGGTTATCTAATTCGGCTAAACAGTTAGGTGAACGTATCGAGGAAGGATACACCAAGCAGATTACGGAGCCTATGCGTAAGAAGTTATTTGCTGCAGGTGTACCGTTACCGAAGGGAAAATCGATGTTCAAAATTCAGCCGCGTCATACTTATGGTCCTATGAAAGCAGCGATACAGCCTAAGATTAAACCTTATATCGAGGATAAGATAGGCGACTACGCTATTTATGGCCCAGCAGCACAATCCGCGTCACGACGGAACTACAAGGTAAGGTGATTTGATGCAACAGACAATTTCAATGTCACGCATTGTCAATCGTTGGGCTGAGGCTCTAGCGAACGACGAGGCGTTGACTAAATTTTGCAATGACAAATATGGAAAGCCGGCGCAACTGTATATCGGTTATGACGATGTTGACGCCCCGCTTGAAGATGACTGCCCTTGCATCATATTACTGCCAAGTAGTAAAAGCGAAGGGCTTGCGGATACCTACACATATTCATTAATGATCGTTTGGGGTATTGTCCATGAAGGTGCAACTCGTGTTAAGAATATTATTCGATACGACGGAGCGCTAGAATCGGACAACCTAGGGCAGCTAATTATTGAATGCATTTGTAAGGTGAATCCGGCGTTCCCAGTAATCGACATTGACTATGAACTTGATAGCATGAATTGGCGCCCAGTGTTTACTGGACGTTTAACAGCTACTATAGAAATCCCGCATGTAATCGGCGGAAATATTGAATATTAAAGGAGGAAATGCATATGGCAACAGCTAAACGTGCACAGGGCTCTCAGTCCCATGTGGCGATTGCGTTTGAATCGGACTTTGGTACAACACCATCAACAGGTGGCGTAATCACTCCGATTATTTCTAGTTCTGTAAAAGCTAGCCAAAACTTAAACGACTTCACAGTAATTCGTGGTGATCGCAATCCAGCAGCGCCATTCCGTGGTAATATCGACACGTCCGGTAGTCTAACCCTACCTGTTGGTGTAATCGACATCGGATACTGGCTAAAAGCTGCATTTGGTCAACCGACTTCTAATACAACAGGTCAAGCGCCAAATAAGAAGTCTGAGCACGTATTTAAAATTGGCAATACAATGCCATCATTAACTATTGAACAGGGCTATCCAGATGTTAACGTATTCCAACAATTCGCGGGTGTGCGAATTAGTAAATTAGGCTTTAAATTCGGTGGTGATGCTGAGTTGACTGCATCCGTTGATGTGATGGGGTGTAAGGAAACTTTGGCATCAACTACATTCGATGCTGCAGCAAAAGCGGTTAATTTCTTACCGTTCCAAAATCTAAACGCGACTATCAAAGAGGGCGGCGTTACCGTGGCCAATATTCTAAGTTGTGATATCAACTTTGATTTTGGATTGGATGGCGACTCTTACGCTATCGGCGGTAAAGGATTTAGAACATACATCGATCCAGGTATTGCGTCAATTTCCGGGACGATTAAAGCGTTCTTCCAAAATAAGGACCTTTTAAACAAAGCGGTTAACGGTACGGAATCCAGCTTGGAATTACGACTCGAACAAGACGACTGGTCACTTACATTTAAGTTGCCTGAACTTGTATATGAAAGACAATCCCCAGGTATCGATGGCCCTAGAGGCGTTAATATCGAATTACCGTTTAAGGCGTACTACCGTGCAGATTCTGGTCGTTCTGCATCCATCATTACATTAGTTAATAATCAAGAACAATACTAGGAGGTGCCAACATGGCATTTGAAGATATCAAAGTAAGAGGCTTAACATTCGCTGAACGTGGTGAATTAATTAAATCTGGTTTAGACCCATTGTATACACCAGTTCCGGAAGGAGCACCGGATACAGAACGCCTATTACGTTCTCGTGAGCTTGCGCAATGGATTATGCAGCATATCTACGGATTGACTGAAGATGAAATCAACGCAGCTCCAGACAACGATCTTATGGAAGTTGCGCTTGACACTATGCGTTTTACGCATGAAAAAAAGGCTGAAATCGAAAAAAACTAATTGATGCGTGGAGTTGGCTCAACTCCGACAAACCAAAATACTGCTCAGATTGTATCAAGATGCAACGCGAAACGAAGCAAAATTTCGATTGTTCAGAGTGTGAGTTTAATTCCCCGCATCAATTAGATGGAACGAGACAAGCAATGCGAGTATACAACGCTAGTCGTATGCAGCGACGATGGCATTCAGGCGGTATTGCAGGATTCGATATGCCAGCGGTATTAGAAGTGGCGAAGGCTTACGGCATTGAGCCACTACCGCACCTTATCGACTTACTCGTATTATTAGAAGCCAAGGAATTGGAGGTGGCGCACAAGAATGGCCAATAATTTAATTGATATTGTCGTTCAGCTGACAGATAAAAATACGGAAGCCGGACTCAAGAAAATTACAGCTAGTGCCGAAGGCGCCAAATCCGCCCTAGGCAAAATGAAGAATGACCTCATGGCGATAGGTGCTGGTGTCGGTGTAGTAGGCATCGGCGCTAAACTCGCCAAAGAGGCTATTCAGTGGGATGTAGCTGTTAAAAAGTTATCAGGCATTACCGGTGCTACGGCAAAAGAAACCAGTGAACTATTAGCAGTGGCCAATTATATGGGCGTTGCTATGGAGGATAGTGCAGGTGCCTTTGCTAAGTTTTCAAAAAACGTCGGAGTGGCCAAAGAGAAAATGGAAGTCGCTCGGGCAGAGGGAAAACTCGGTACTGATATATTCAGCAAATTAGGCTACACGCTTGAAGATATCAAGGGTAAGAATACTGTTGAAGTGTTCAAGATGATACAAGAACGCTTAAGAGGGATGAAGGACGGGGCTGAGAAGACTCGTGTCGAAATGGAACTCTTTGGACGTACTGGGTATCAGATGCACGCCATGCTTAATATGTCCGCTGAACAGATGGACAAAGTGGCTGAACGTGCCAAAGCAATGGGGCTTATCATCGACGATGAGACTGCAGCTAAATCCGCAAAGCTAAATCGGGAATTAAAAGATTTAGAGAATACAGGGAAAAGGCTTGCAGTATCTATCGGCCATGAGTTAGTTCCTGTTTTTAATGATTACGCAAATGGCGTGTTAGACGTTGCTAAAGAATTCGAGTCGATGACCGCTGAGCAGAAGGAAGCTATCGGCGGAATTGTCAAATTCGGCGCAGAAGCAGGTGCAGTAATCGTAGTTATGAGGTCGCTAACCAGCGCACTCGGATTTATGCGATTGGCCACACTTGCTGCAGCCGGTCCTTGGGTAACATTAGCCACGGTAATTGGACTTGCTGGGAAAGCATTACTCGATTTTCGCTACAACGAAAAAACATCCGGCTCTTATATGGGTGTAGATGTTGACGGGAAGCGTATTCACAAGAATACGAATTCCACTGATGGCATAAATCAGGCTTATGAGGATAGTCATGATACTCGGTATTGGATTGAGGATAGCGCATGGTTTGGACTTGTAAAGAATGACCGCTTAGCTACAAAAGAAGAAGGCGCCAGAATCGATGCGGCTTTAAAGCAAAAAGAAGAGGCGGATGCTGCGAAAGCGAAACTCGATGAAGATCTTGCAAAAGCGAAAGAGGACCTTGCTAATGGCGGATTAACGAATACCGAAGCTATCAATAAGGCAAATGAGGAAGCAGCGAAAGCGGCTAAAGCCCAAGAACAGGCTGCCAAGAAAACTCAACAAGCGGCCGAAAAGCTGACAAGTGCTGTGGAACGCATGGCGGATTTGTACCGATCACTTACTTTGCAAAGCTTACAAATTGACGGCAGTCAATACGAAATTGATAAGTTAACTGCTAAGAACCAGTATGAAGCTAACAATAAGAATATCCGCGATATCATCCGTTCTGTTTCGGGACTGAGTGGAAGTGCTACTGGCGAAGCCGTGAGTGTGCTAGATGCAGCTAATGAACAACTCGGTAAGGCATATGAGTTAGGTGCAGATGGTACATGGGCAACGGATTGCGGAAAGCTGTTCTCTGATTCGGTATTGCAGGCATTTGGTAAGGACGTACCTCGATATGTCCCATCTATCATGGATGCAGCTAGAGCTGCTGGCGCATGGCATGACGCAGGCGATGGATATACACCTAAAGCCGGAGATGGTGTGGTTGTACTTGGCGATAATCATATAGTCATTAGTGACGGAAACGGCGGATATACTGGGGCTAATTCCAGTACAGGCGTTGTTAGCAAGCCTAGCGTATCGGGTGATTTTGGTGCTATTACAGGGTACGTAGACACCAGTTTATTAGCAGGCGCCACATCAAGCGCCTCTGCAGACACAGCAGGTAGTGCATCAAATGCTAAGAATCTTGCTGAGTCAAATCTAACTGCCCAAGTTAGAGCTAAGAACGAAGAGGTGTATCAAAAGAGACTTGCTGAAGCTGAACGAAATCAAGCTATCCGTGTTCGTAAGATGAACGAGGATATCAAGAAACTCGATTTTGAACGTACTGGCGACCGCTTACAATTACTCAAAGCCGAAGCTGAAGCGCAAAAGGCCCAAATTGATGACAACGTTCGTGAGTACACTAAAGCCGCAGGCGATAAGGAACTCGCTGAAAAGAAAGCTCAAGCAGAGCGCCTAAAATTGGCTTCTGATACTGAGCAGAAAATCAGAGAGCTAGCATACACTCAAACGAGTGAAACCGTTGACCACTTAACTAATATGGTTACGCTTGGCCGGTTATCTCGCAGTGATGCGGATGCGTTACTTGCTGAAGAGTTAAAATCATACATTGATTACGCACGAAGCGAAGTCAAAGAGGCTCAATTAAGTGCGACACAAAGACTGCAAATTGAAAAGAATCTGTTAGAGTCCCAGCAAAAGCTATGGGAGTTGGCAGGTCGTAGTCTTAAAACAAGCTTGCAAGAAGCCGCTCGGCAGTATAAGCAAGAGACTACTAACTATGCTGACTTAGCGAAGTCTACATTCGATAGCACAATGAACTCTATCAACTCAGCATGGACAAATAATCTCGAGGCTATGGCAACAGGAACGAAGTCGTTTAGTAAAGGCATTAAGGACATATTCAAGGATATGACAAATGCCATTATTAAGATGATGATTCAACTAACATTCCAACAATATGTAATGCCTAAGTTACAAAGCCTATTCGGCGGAGTAGTTAACGGAATCGGTTCTCTAGGTGCTGCAAAAGGGACATCATCATTTGCTGGCGGCAGTTCATTTAGTTCTGCATTTACGGGCAATCGTTTTGCTGCCGGGGGGAAAACAAACCCGGGACTTATGCTGGTCGGTGAAAACGGACCGGAATTATTACAATCCTCCGGATCGCATCGCATTTATACGGCAAGTGAAACTCGCAGATTGATGGGCGGCACTACAAGTAACAACGTAGTTGTTAATATCATTAATCAGTCTGGCCAAGCTCTTGAGTCTGAACAACAAAGCTCGCGATTTGACGGAGAAAACTACATCATCGATGTAATGGTTAAAGCCGTAACAAATAATAAAGGAGGTGTGCGGGATGCTATTAAAGCAGCCGCAGGTTAATCATGGCAACATTTCCAAACATTAGATATCCAATATATCCAATCCAAGAAACTACACCAGATATGACATATAAAGGCCAAGTAGAAAATATGACGATAATCAGCCGCCGTAAGACTACTAAGGCCCTACGGTCATACAACGTGAACTATAAGGTGCCTACCTCTGAGTACTTACGGCTAAGAGCATTTTTCGATGAGGTTAACTGTTCGACGGTATTCGATTGGACGAATCCTGAAACGAATGAAACCCTCAAGGTACGTTTCAGTGATCAATTAGATTTTGCTGCGAACGACTACGGCACATGGGTTGGTACCGTTAAATTACAGGAGGCATAACATGTTAACACTTTCAACTGCATCTATTGTTGAGAAAAACAAAATAGACGCCACAGGTGTATGGCTCATGCTCCTTGACATTGAATATAAAGGCGATATTGTTCGGCTAGTATATAACACGGAGGATATTACCTTTCAAGGGAATAAATATATAGCGTTTCCGTTCAAATTAGCGGACGTCAACCATAACTCGACTGACCTACCAAACGTTAAATTGTCCGTATCTAATGTGACACGGACTATCCAACGCCTGGCGGAGGATAATCAAGGGTTCACCGGTGCAGATGTCATTGTCCGTGTAATAAATACAAACGTGCCAAATGTGTGCGAAATAGAGGAACACTTTGTTATTACTGGCTCCGTCGCTAATGCAGAATGGATGGAGTTCACGCTAGGTACGGATTTCAGTTTTACACGTAGGTTCCCTTTGGTCCGTATTATGAAGGACTTTTGCCCATTTAAGTTCAAAGGGGTTCAGTGCGGATATAAGGGCACTGAGACCGAGTGTAATAAGACTTTATCACGATGTCGAGCACTAGGAAATAGCGTTCGATTCGGTGGCGAGCCAACGATTCCACAGGGAGGTCTGTATGCATCTAACAAGTGATATGACTGATATGCTCGGCACTCCATTTGATGAGCTGAAATGTTGGGATGTAGTGGCGGAAGTGTATCAACGTAATGGTGTTACGCTTCCAAACTACACAGATATTCCTATGGACGAGTGGCAAGAGGTCAAGGAACCTACCGAGGGCAGTGTCCTGGTCTTTTCGCTAAAAGGTAAAGAACTCGACCACGTTGGCGTGTATTTAGGCGATGGACGATTCATTCACGCAACTAAGCCAAGCGGTGTATGTATCGAGCATATTTCTAAATACGTTCCTAGGCTTAAACATATATACGATAGAAAGGAGTAGCCGATGATTCATGTAGTGCTAGTAAGGAATCCGTTTAAACCGGATCGGCATGAAACACAATACCGCCCTTATAAGGCGAATAGGCCTTTGAGCTTTTATGCTAAACAAGATGGCGACTGGGTATACTCCATTAATGGCCAAGAGGCTACGCTTGATACTATCGTGAACGATGGCGATTATGTCGTGGCCATGCCTCAGATCGATGGCAAGTTCTTTGGCATCATCTTAACCATAGGCCTTAGTATCGCCACAGGCGGTATCGCTAGTGGTGCGATATTTGGTATTCAAAGTCTAATATGGCGCACAGTACTCTCCATGGCTATTGGTATGATTGGCAATATGCTGGTCAATAAGTTAACTCAGCCAAAGGCTGACCGGTCCCATACGGACTCCGCACAAGCTAACACGTATGGATGGGGTGGCGCTAAGACTGTAACCGGTCAAGGGTACCCTCTAGCCGTGACATATGGCCGTATGAAGAGCGCCGGGCTCCTTTTATCACGTCACATTATCAGTGATGGCGAAAAGCAGTACCTCAACCTTTTATATTGTGCCGGTGAAGGTGAGTTATCCAAAATCGAGGATATCCGTATCAATGCTAACCCCATTAGTAATTACCAGGATGTGCAAGTGGATATCCGATTAGGTACCAACGACCAAACAGTTATCCCTAATTTCAACGATAACTATGCGGACCAAGTACTCAACTATGAACTTAAAACCGGATGGAGTACGCAACGTGTGCAGGGTGACGCATGTAATGCTATCGAGTTAACTATCAGCTTCCCTAATGGCTTGTATTACTCCAACGATACAGGCGGGATGGATGATACATCTGTTACTCTTGATGCGGAAATCCGCAAAGTCGGTGAGGATGAGGAGTGGCATAAGTTACCGCTATCCAACCAAAAGGGTATGCAAGCCTTCGTTAAGAAATCCGGAGACGGATGGTCCTTTACTCGTCAAAAGTCTGACGCAGAACTCGCTGAGAGCGACTATAAGGGCAAGGTTACAGAGGCTACTAACACCGCGTTCTATCGAGTGTACCGATTTGATAACCTCGATAAGGCTCAATATGAAGTTCGTGTTCGATGTTCTAACAAGGACGGTAGCTCTATTCGATACAACAATCGAGTGTACTGGAACCAATTGACGCAGATTATATACGATGACTTTATACATCCTGGAAAGGCGCTTATCGGTATTAAGGCCTTGGCGACTTCTCAACTGAATGGGTCAGACCCTGAAGTATCTTGGGTACAAGAACGCTCCGCCGTGTACGTATTCAACCCGTATCAACAAAAGTATGAGATCCAACGAGCAGATAATCCGGCATGGGCGGCGTATGATCTACTTCATATGGCTCGTAAGTTTGGTGATGAGTATGTAGTGTTTGGCCAACCTCATGGACGTATGGACTACGATGCATTTAAAGCCTGGGCAAATAACTGCGATAAGAACGGATTCACCTTTAACTATATCTACGATAGCGCTAGCCGGTTATGGGACGCGTTAAAATATCCGGAAAACGTAGGGCGAGGTAAAGTCATTCCGCAGGGAACTAGATTCACCTGTGTTAGTGATTATAAGTCGACACCAGTGCAGTTATTCACAGTGGCCAATATAAAGCAAGGTAGCTTTTCCGAAGAATTTCAAGGTATCCAAAGCCGTGCCAACTCCGTGGAAATCTCTTTCCTTAATAAGGATAAGGACTACGAACGCGATGTTATCCCGGTATATGGCGATACCTACGATGAATCGGATACTCTTACTAATCCGGCTCAAATAGAGCTTATGGGATGTACTAGCTTAGACCAGGCATTTAAACATGGTAAGCACTACCTACGATGCAACAAGTACGAGGTGCGTACTGTATCTATCGAAGCATTCACAGACGCCATCGCATGTACGATAGGAGATATTATTCTTATCCAACATGACGTACCTGAATGGGGCGAAGGTGGCCGAGTAGTAGCTGTTACAGGTAATACTATTACCCTTGATAAGGAAGTATCGGCATTACCTGGCAAGCCGTACCAACTACTTATTCGTAACAATGCCACTGATGCGGTGACTACGCTTACCGTATTAAGTGTCATCGGGCGGAACGTCACTGTTAAGGAAACGATTGCAGTCGAACCTGGTAGTGTGTATGCGTTTGGTGAGCTAACCAAAGCAGCTAAACCATTTAGGGTGCTAGCTATCACAGAGGGCGGTACAGACCTTACTCGTAAGATTCAGTGTATGGAATACTATCCGGAAGTATATACAAGCGATGATGGGGCTGTTCCAACTATCGACTATAAGTCGGAAGTTGGTAGCGATATCGAGGATATTGGTCTCGTAAGTGATGTATACGGCGCTAATGGCATTATGTATTCACGAATTGCAGTTCGTTGGCAACTTCCTCGTGATGGCAAGATAACCAACGTAATAGTTAACTATCGGAATGCTAAAAGCGATACATGGAAATATGTAGGGAACTTCCCCGCATCACCTAATAGCACAGAGATATCTGATGTACTATTAGGGGCTACCTATGAGGTTAAGGTGCAAGCTATTAACGATTTAGGACAACTCACCACTGGGGTTACTAAGGAAATCGTCATTCCGCGCATGCAAGCACCTGGCGATGTGCAGAACTTACACGTCATTAGTCGATACAACCTAACCGCTGATAAGAGCGTGTACTATGACCTTCAAGTGATGTTCGAGCCACCGGCTAACCCTGGCAACTTTGACAGTGCTGAGGTGTGGTACAAGCTTAAATCTAAAAATGGCCAAGCCGTAACGGGTCAAGATTGGCAGTACGCTGGCAGTAGCAGCAGCCAGGTTATCATCAAAGCATTAGGCCCTGGCGAAGAGTACGAGGTTAAGGCCGTAGCCGTGGATAGATTCGGTAATAGATCCGACACGGCTCAAGTTGTGGATGTCGTAGTCAAGGCGATGGATGAGGTGCCTGATATGCCTAAGCACTTTACGGTAGCCTTTAAGGAACACGCCACCGCATCATGGAGCGATGTTCTAAACGCTGACGTGGACTATTACGAACTCCGCACAGATAATGACCCTGGCAAGGATACCAACGCTCTCCTTGCAAAGGTAAAAGGTACATCCGCTAACTTACTTCTTACTAAACGAAGTGGCACGGTGTACTTGTACGCACGAAGTACGCTAGGCAAATACTCAACGCCTGCAACGTATTCGTATAACTTGCCACAGTTAGAGGCGCCTACGTTTGAGGTTAAGGACCAACTCGGAGGGTTCAGTCTTTACTTTGGGGCAAAGCCACCACAGGCATACATTATCCGTTGCCACGTTATCGGTGACGAGCGTACAGACGATTTAGAGACTACGTCGAGTATGCTCACGTACTCTAACAAGGCTGGTGTATATCATGTACGGTGCGAATATGTCGATGTGTTCGGTAGTAGCTTAGTCGCTGAGAAGTCGGTCACGATTAAGGATAGAGTTGATAAGAGCCTTCTTGATGCGGAAGCATTAGGGCTAAAAGCTATGGACGAATCGATTAAAGCGATGAGTTCTGAAGTTGGAACGATGAAAACCTCTGTTAATGGGTTTGAATCTAAATTGGTTCAACTCGATAAAGGTATTACCCAAAAGGTAACTAACCTTAATAAGAACCTATCTGGTCAAATTACTACGCTATCCAATGGTATCGACCTTCGCGTAACACGGGCCATCGGGAATATGAGTGGTAAGGATATTGTTAGTCGGATTAACTTATCCCCGGAAGGCACTCGAATTGAGGGCAAGATATTGCACGTAACTGGCCAAGCACTGTTCGATAAGAACATCATCACGGAGGGTATGCTCCAAGCTAACTCCGTGAGTGCGGATAAGATACAAGCCCTATCCATTAGCAGTGACAAACTTCAAGCGGATAGCGTTACCGCTGATAAGTTAAAGGTGGATAGCTTAGACGCTATCACGGCTACAATTGGCACTCTTCGGACTAAAACCAGTGGAGCAAGGGTTGAAATTAGCGATAATCTAATTCAAGTATTTGATGAAAACAATGTACTGAGAGTGAGGTTAGGGGTGTTTAGATGATAATTCTAATAAGCTTAATTCTGCTACTATTAGCGATGGCGGTTGTAGTACTAATAATAAGGAGAAAACATAAAATGCCACAAGGAATAGAAATATATAACGAAAACGGCGAAAAGATACTATCAACTGAGAATAGACTAACTCGGTCATTAATGTGCGTTCCTTGTACATCATGGACTGGGTCAGCAAAAGTAATAGGTAAACAAAAGGATACAACTATATACGTCGTTCCTTTTGTATCCGTTTCTTATAAAGGCAATTTCCCAACAACGAAATTTATCAAGACTTGGATTAATCAAGACACAGTACACTGGGAATATACACGGATTAATAACCATTTCTTTGATAATGATACGTTGGCTATTGTGTTATTTATAGGGGAGTACTAATATGAGCGCAACTTATCTCGAAATCAACAATGACAAAAATCAAATCATCATTAATGATGAGTACAGAAATTTTAAATTGCACAGCGTCGTGCCAAAAGTTGTTAGCCTATTTTTCAACACCCGTGTTGCGGCTGATGATAGCGGAAGAATGTATTTGAACTTTATTAAACCTATTAATGAAGATTGTGTTATCGCCTCAGCCTTTGCGCGTCAAGTGTGTATGGTATACCCGCATTATAGAATGCATGCACATCCTCAAGCATTATCGCCAGAATCGTCGGGTGTTGATTGTTATTTATTTGATAACTATACATCTCGGGATACTAATTCTACGGGCAAGATTCGAGCAGGATTGCAGGTATTTAACGAACAGGGGCAAACGTTATTTGATTCAGATTATCCTGCTTTGCGCATATTAGATTATATCGATATTGATATAAATGACTGTAAGCCTTGGCAAGACCCAAAGGATGATCGTTATCTAAAGTTTGGTAATGATATATTGTCTCGTTCATACAATGTTCAGTCTATTGCAGTTTGCTTGCTCAACTCCCCTCCATCTCCTTTTGGCCCATCGGACGGCGTGTATTCAGCGGAATACCTTGGCTATGGCGTATCTATCAAAGGCGGAAACACATTGACCCTAGGAGCTACATGGCAAACAGATATAACGACCAAAGATGCATTAGCAGATGCTGGCGTTGATTCGCGCCTAAGGTTGCTAGTTGCCGACGTAAGTAATCTTAGGAAATCGTAATTTGATATATGAATGAGAGGCACATCTTATGATTGATCAAGACATCACAATATACGCGGGGCAGGATTTTGGTATGACCTACATCGTGCCACCTGGCTCCGATATGGACCTAAGTCATCATAAGGCCGTCTGCAAAATTCGTAAACGGCCTTATGATGATATGAAATTAGAGTTAACACCTGTGGTACAGTCTAAACAGGTAGGGTTCTTCATCAGCGGAAAGGATTCCGCTAAAGCCCAATTAAAGGGTGGCGATTATCTGTATGACGCTTTTATCTACAATGATGATAAATGGATAAAGCTAGGACAGGGAACCGCTACCATCGTTCCAGATATTTCAATGCATAAATAAGGGGGTATACAAGCATGGAAACAAACGAATTAGTATTGAAATTTGACAAAGAAACTACACTTCCACTTCTTGAAGGGCTAGGTAAAAGCGCCTACGCTATTGCGGTGGCACATGGGTTCAAAGGTACTGAACAAGAATGGCTCAATAGCTTACAAGGGGTACAAGGTCCTCAAGGTGAACCAGGACCAAAGGGCGAACCATTCCGATATGAAGATTTCACCGCCGAACAATTAGAGGCTTTGAAAGGTCCTAAAGGCGATAAAGGTGAGGACGGACGAGACGGCACAAGTGCCACGGCTGATAATACTTACCGAACCTTACTAGAAGGTAATGTGTGGTGTGAGTCCGCATCAGTGGACCACGTTCTTACAGCGGTATTAGGTAATTCCGGCAAACCTTTCCCACGGACTGGCTTCAAGGAGCTTAAGGTATTAAATACATTCCGTGGTCAAAGAGTGATTGGTGTTGAAGGTGAGCCACACTATAAAGTAAAAGTAGGTGAGACTGAGTTCAAACTAGGCCCCGCTGGTACGGGCAATATCACCCTAGAAGATGGCCTTGGAGATGATGATGTTAAAATTACATACCACAATTTCTTAGGTGAGAATGTAGGAGACTTCATCATCGCTGGTGTTCCAGATGATACTGCCGCACAACCCGACGAGATCTACACAGCCTTAGGCTCTAAATACTCTAAATATGGCCGTAAGCTAGTGATTAATATTACTAATCGAGAGACAGATAATGATTGGAGTAAAAATAACTTTAATTTCTTAGGCAAGTGGACAGAACGTGACTTTGACTCTATTGAACTTGTAACCAATGGTAAGAAGCTATTACGTCTCTATTTACGTTCCGAAAGACCAGGCTTACCTAGAATACCTATCTTTGTCAACAAGCCAGAGCTTGTTACATTCCAGCATCTATTAGATCCTAATGGTAATACCTTAATCAATATCGGCACTAAGGGTGACGGTCTTAGACAGATTAATTTCCGACTTGAGACTTTAGAGTGGGATAGTGCTAGCCATCAATACATTAATACCGGTAGTGAACCATTATAATCTTATTTCATAGGGGAGGATAAATGAACGAGATAACACACTTCATGAGCGAGGCTTGGCGAACGTTGACGGATTCGTTTGTGCTTAAAGCTCGTATATGTTCTCCCTACTTAACTATCACATTAGGGGGAGTGAATGACTATTCTAAATGACATTTTAATAATGCTGATTAGCGGTGTATCACATGCGCATATCGTCAGTATGGGGGTAGTGATTATTTTAACCACTACATTATTATTTGTGGACACAATTCAACGAATTGCTTCAGAAGTGTTGCGGTATAACAAGGATAATCACAGACCTAATAATCCTATTACGCTACTAACAACGTTGACCTGGTACGGCTGGGGAAAAGGTAAATATATTGATGAAACAACTGGTGAACGGCGTAGATATTTAATGAGTGAACGTCTTAGAAGTGATTTGTTAAAGAAACTATGCGTTCAATATCCTGCATGGATGATATTATCCATCGTATTTATTTCGTTACCAGATATCCCAATTCCAAATACAGCTTTATTTTTAGACCATCTTTTCTCCTATGTATTTATGTTGATACCATTCTTCGCAGAATGTTGGTCTATCATCGAAAATTTACGAGAAATGGTTGAAGATGATCTAATCGACCTTGGAAAGGTGTTCCATGGCGTACTCGAGATTATCAGAGCGTGGAGGGGTAATGGATAAGCTAGCTATTATTAACCGCATCAAGAGGTCCTATCAGTCTATCCGAATAGCTGGCATACGGCCAACAGGTGTATTAGCAACGAGGGCACTAGTCCTCATTATGCTAGTGCCTATTTTATTGGTGATAGCACAATATATTATGTCGTTTATTAGCGGGTATGTATCTGACAATGCAAACAAGCTGATTAATGTAGGCATTAATATTATTGACCATATCTTTATTCCAAGTGTCTTAATGGCTGTTGTAGGGTTCTTAGGACTCTGGCTAGATAGAAATAATAACGGTATTCCAGACCAATTGGAAAAGGAGGATAAACGATGAAGATATTTATTAATCCAGGACATGATATTAACTTAGATAGTGGCGCAGTCAATCCTGTATATGGTACTCGTGAATGTGATGTAGCACGTGATGCGGGTAAGATGTTAGCACGCTATCTAGAAACAGCAGGATGTGAAGTGCGTACTCTTCAAGATGATGATTTAGGCCTTGTATGTGCTGAATCTGATTCTTGGGGAGCTGATATCTTTGTATCTCTACACTGTAATGCATTCAACACGCAAGCTCGAGGTACAGAAACTTTGTACAAGTCCTTTAATGGGCAACGATTAGCGAATGACATTCAAAGCCAAATCATCCGAAGCATTAATACAGTTGATCGTGGTGTTAAGAAACGTGATGACCTTTGGGTGCTAAATGGTACAGATGCAACTGCGGTATTAGTAGAAATGGCCTTCATTGATAACGAAGAAGACCATGCTATGCTGACTAATGATTTAGATACTATTGTCCGTGCGATTGCACGAGGCATTACTGATTATGCAGGAGGACAATAATGTATGAAAAAGTTAAAACTATGGTGGCCAAGTATCCTCGCCACTATTATATTATCGGCGCTCTTATCGGGTTCCTCTGTGTTTGCGCAGGATATATCCTCTACCAACCAAGCGGAGGGCACAATAACGATTCCATTAACACAGTGGAACGAATTGAAAGCCAACAACGCGAAAGCGTTAAGCTTAATCGAGACATCCAGTATTCCATTGACCGAAGCTCAAAGCTTAGTCATGAAGCAAAAGGAAGAATTGAACGAAGCGCACAATACAATATCGACATTGGAAACCGAATTGATGAAAGCCAAAACGCTATCCATGAAGCAAGAAGTTACCTTGTCCGAAATGCAGAACTCTTTGACCGAATTGAAAGGGCAAATAGACAACGACAATCGAACAATCAAGCGACTCAAGATGCAACGCAACCTATCCCAGGTAGTGGGAGCGGGAGCAATAATCGGAGTAGTAATTCGTCGATGACTGAGAGGTGATCCGTTTATCTCCTGAGCAGGAGCAGGTGGACTCCTGGTAGTATAGGTTTGATAAAACACAAAACAGCCTACTAACCTAGATAATATCTAAGTTAGTAGGCTGTTTTTTATTATTAAAAGTAAAAGAAAATGCTTGATTTTATACTCGATATGGGGTATAATAATATTGTAAGGAGGTGATACAAGTGGACATAATAAAAGAGCTAACAAGCTTAGTAAATGAGTTAACGCTACTGACACTAGCAATCATCATTTTAAAACTTGTTAGCAAAGAGTAAAAAGCAGGCGGGTGAAAGCCCCGCCACCTTCCAACATCATTGTAAATCAACGAGGTGAATTATGCAATATTTAGAATGGCTGATTAATATAACAACTCTGATTGTTTTGATATTAGTAATTAAACGTTTAGTTAGAAGGTGATGAAATTGAAATTTGAACTAGATGATATTATGACAACACAGGAGGCTGCAGAGCGTTGGAATGTTACTGCTGATTCATTGAAACAGAATTGTAGAGGTCGTGTAAAGAATGGATTTAAAGAGGGCGAGTTTAAGAAGTCTGGGAAAATGTGGCTAGTTACACGGCAAGGTATGGAAAGGTTATACGGAAAAGAATCCGCTTTAAGTAGTGTAATAAAAAGCGTGTCAGACGATCATTAGACCTCTAAATCTCTGTAAAATTTGTAACGGTTGCTCAACTGTTGCTCAACTTTTGTCGCACTAAAACGCAAATAGTTGTTGAATTATCAATGCTTTTATAATATGATTCATATGTAAGGGATATATATGAATATAAAGAGGCATCGGCCAGTAGTGGTCGATGCCTCTTTTATATGTACGCCGAATAGGCATGACTAATCCCCCAGTTAAACTGGGGGTCGGCATAAA